CTTTGTGGCATATTCGTTGTAAGCCTGGCTGTATAAGCTGTCTGCCACGTCCGAAAGCCCGTTCATGGTGCTCTGGTAGGCTGTCTGCCCGCTGGAAGTGCCCCAGCTGTTGCCGTAGCCGCCGCTGCGGGCCGAGGCGTTGGCGGCAGCGTTCTCACTGGCCATCTCCGCACCCCGGGTGTACTGGTTCTTGTACTGCTGGTAGGCTGCGTCCTTGGTGTAGTCGTAGGAAAAGCCGTCCCGGTTCATCTTGTCCAGCTGGCTCTGCGTGCCGCTGATCTGGCTGCCGTACTCGCTCTGATACTCCCCGGGCTTCTGTCCTTTGATGTAATCCAGATTGTTCTTTGCCGTGGTCACCCGGTCATTGCTCTGGGCGTACTGGTAGCTGTTGGAATCGTTCTTTCTGGTTCCAAACACGCCGGTGCCCGCATTCTTTTCGCTGTTGCCGGTAATGCCGTCATACACATCCCCTATCATCAGCCCCACATTGTGGCCCGGAATCAGGTACTCCCACCATTCTCCTCTTGCCATCTTCTCACTGTCTCCTTTCGTTTACTCCACCTTCAGCCCCATGGCCACCAGCTTGTCCCGCATGGTGTCGCTGAAGTTCGTCTCGTCCAGGTTCTGCATCATGTATATCATCTGGTCCCGCAGCTGCATCAGGTAGTTGTTGATGCTCCGCCTGTCCTCCGGGGCCATGTTGTCACTCAGTTTCGGCATGGCGATCTCGCCAAGCCTCGTAATATCTGCCATATAAAATCTCCTTCCTCTAAGCAGAGCTATCGGGTTGCGGCTCCCAGCGTCTGCTTCACTCCGTTCGCATCCTGCTGGCCGCGGCCCCAACAGCTCCTCCATCAATCCGCCACTGGCGGCGCTCGTCGCCGTTGCCCTTCGGGGGAGCTGCAAGCAACTGCACCGCAGGTGCATTGCGCGCTGAGAGGGTCATCGTTTCGGTTCCCCTCCGGCCACCCGGTTGCCCCGGCTCTCTGCCATGCTGAACGCAATGCTCCGCACCGCGATCTGCCCGGTGCCCTTGATCCGCAGCCGCATGGTGTCGTGCCGTTCCGGCACAAAGGGCAGGTTGACCCGGGTGTATTTGTTCAGAACGGCTGCCTGGCCCAGTGTCTCCCAGGCCCCGCCCTCATAGCTAGCCTGCAGCTCCACAACGCTGTACGTCAGGGCATCCACCCGCAGAAACACCCGGTTGATGTACTTGTCCGCCGGGATGTTCAGTCCAATGTCGCCGCTCACAGCCTCAAAGCCCACCTTCTGTTCCAGATTCGCCTTTGCCGCGTCGGTGTCCCGGTCGGCCTCCCGTTCCGGTTCGGTGGCCCACAGGTTCACGCCGTCCCACTGGTAGAGCTGCCGTCCCGTGGAGCACATTGCCCAGCCGGAAGCATTCTCTTCCGCCGCCGTGTCCTCCTCGTGCCAGAGCTGCCGTTCGGTGTCATAGACCAGCAGCCGGGTCTCGTTCCGGCCCGGCACCCGCAGATGCAGGTAATACCGGGTGTCCAGCACACCGCCCACCGCCCCGCGCACGTTCATCAGCCAGGTGTTGTCCAGTCCGCCGCTGATCTTCACCGGCAGGCTGCCGTCCCAGGCCATCACGCCGTCAGTGGACAGGTAGTACAGCACCTCTGCCAGTACACACATGCTCTTGCTGGCCTGCCTGGCCACACCCCGGCACTGCACGCTCACCAGCTGATAGTCCGCCGGGCGGCTGCCGTAGAGCTTGTGCAGGCAGTTCTCCTTGAAGAACAGCACATAGCAGGTGGCCGAGCCGGTAAAGGGGCCGTCACTACCCACGTTCACGGCGTAACTGTCCGAAGCAATGCCCCGGTAGCTGTACCAGTTGGTGGGGTCGCCCAGCTTGCAGCTGTAGATCACGTTCTCCTCGCTGTTGCAGCCCCATACCCGGTTTGCGTTCTCGGTCACATATTCCAGCCGGGGCACCCGCCGCCGTGCGGTAATGGCTGCACCGCCCGCTGTGGCGCTCTCGCTGCCGTTCATGCTCTTCCAGGTGGTACCGCCCGCCGTCACGGTAAAGCTGCCGTAATAGCGTGCGCTCTCGGTCTTTGGGCTGCCGGTCAGCACAATGCTGTCCCCGTCCATCTGCTCAATGGTCACCTCGCCGTTCACACCCTCGGCCAGATACTCTTCCACCAGCCCGGGCACCTGCTCCACCGTAATGGTGTCCCCCTTCTTGAAGCCCGCAGCGGCCAGCCCGGGCAGGGTCATCTTCACGCTGTTCAAAAGGATCTCCGCCCACTTGCCGCTCTTGGCATCGTACTGCTCCAGCACGTTCACATAGGCCCACTTGCTGGAAGAGGAGTTCTGTTTCAGGAACGTCGTCCCGTCCGCCGGGCCGGAAGGTTCCGTGGTGCCCACGCTGCTCACGGTGTAGGTCTTGCCGCCCGCGTCGCAGGGGGCAATGGTCACCGTGCCGGTCTGGCTCCATGCGGCGCTCAGGGCTTCCAGCTTGCCGGTGGCCGTGTCAAAGCTCTTGGCATCCGGCCAGATCAGGATCTTCGTTCCCATGCCGATCATAATTTTCTCGCTGTCCGTCACGGCGTTTTCCAGCACGATCTCCCCGCCCGCAGCCGCGGTGGCCACGTCGTCCTCGCTGTCCTCGGTGTAGCGCAGGGTGGTGCCCTCGCACAGCAGCAGGCCGTTCAGGTGGTACATCCCGTTGCAGCGGCCCATGGCCCGCATTGTGCGCCGGGGTGTCCGGGTCTGCAGTGCGGGGTATCCCCGGCTGGAAAAGTTCTTCATCTCGGTAAACTCCGCCTCGGCGCAGCCGTAGGTTTCGTTCAGGCCGCCAAAAGCCGTCTGGATGCTCTTCCCCGTCGAGATGCTGTATAAACTCGGCAGTGCCATCTCAGTACCTCCACTTCGTGGCCATCCTTGGCAGGTAGGTGTGCCTGCACCAGGCTGCAAATTCCTGCTGATTCTCGTTGGCCAGCTGCATCTCGTTGGCATAGCGGTCGGTCTCGCCCAGGGCCGCGTCCATCTGTGCCGCCAGATAGTGGGCATAGTAGCTGTCGTAGGGCTCCGGCAGCAGCAGTTCCGCGTCCTGCCGCAAAAGCTCCTGCTCCCGGTCGTATAAGATGTCCGCACCCACGGCATCAAAATCGGTGGTGTCGCTCTTGTCTACCACGCTCTTTCTCAGC